CCAGGATCCGAGCTACCGAAACCACTACGCGTCGTTTGAGTTGCAGATACGATCGGAACGTTAAATTCAACCGCCAAGCCACGTAGTTCTTCAGCAATAGCTTTAATGTATGTATAGGAATTTATCGATCCTCCCATTGTTTTCATACGAGAAGAAGCACATATATTGAGATAATCAATGAATATCATATCAGGTATAAACTTCTTCTTTAGTTTAAGTTCATTTAAAAGAGCTCTAAAGTGTCCGCTATGAGCAGAACCTGTTGGATACTCTTTTACAATCAGTTTACCACTTGTCATTTTTTTAAGTTTTGCAATCTTATTAGAAAACATATCAAATGATAAATTAGGTATCTGATCTAGTGGAACATCAAGTAAGTTAGCATCGATTCTTTCAGCGATACGTTCTTCTGCCATTTCCATTGTAATATATAAGACGTTCCTACCTTGCGCTAATACGCTTCCGGCAACATGGCACATAAATAAAGATTTACCAACACCAGTGCCAGCCAAAGCGATATTAAGTGTTTTATTGGGTAAACCACCTTTTGTGATAGTGTTAAATTTATCAAGGTCGAATTCAATTCTTTCTTCTTGTTCATGATAAAAGTCATACCTTTCTGAAAATGATTCTATGTAATCATGACCTATATTTGTATCAAAAGATACGGCCAATGCTTTTTGTAGAAGATCAGGTAATGCATTTTTTGTAAGCGACTTATGTTTACCATCAATAACAGTTATAGCTTCAAGTACAGCTTGGTGAACAGCTTGATCTTGACACCACTTTTCAGTAGTATTCTCAAGCCATTTTTCATCTATAGCTTCTATTTTAAATATCTCAGGAATAATAGTAGAAGCTTCAGTATAATCATTTGCGTTTGCAAAACGATCTGACTGATCTACTTCAACGCGAAAAGCCTCTTCTGTTGGAAGTTTGTTATACTTCGAAACAAAAGAAGCCAGTTCTTTGAATAATTTCTGATGAATACCAGTAAAATAATCTGGTTGAATGAATGGTAGAACCTTACGCATATACGTTTCGTTCGTAATTACATTCCTTAAAATAGTTTGCTGTAAATTATCCACGCGGTATGTCTTCCTCTTTAACTTTTTGAGCATCACTCATTAAGGCATATAATACATCACCGGCTAGCGTTTGTAAACCT